CGCATAATTTGTAACAAACCAATCTACAATACGCAATGAGATGCGTGTTTCTCCGTTTATTATGCGAATGATTTTATCTACATAATCCGTTTCTCTATAGAATTCTTTTAAATTATTCATCAATAAATCATTTTGGGTTTGAAGTGTGTTCGAACAGTATAAACTCATTACATAAACATACGATATTTATTTATGCAGGTTTTTTGTAAAAATATATATTATCATACTATACAATGTACAAATCAATACAGGAAGAGAATAGACAACCCTACGTCGATACTTTAGAAGGGGATAGACTTACGTACAACATATCAAAGATATCGTTTATGTTTGTAGCTTTTTTAGTGATAGCGGGTGGATATGCAAATCAAATTTTTTCATGCAGTACCCAACGATTTTTAAGCAATAACATATACGGGAAACATTTGATAGGTATCGGACTCATATTTATGTTTATTATGCTCGAGGGAGGTTGGGATTTTGATAAAAAGGAACAAGATAAACATGCGGTAGATTGGTCAAATGGAAATTGTTTTGATAGTATGATATATGCGCTCGGTATTTATACCCTCTTTCTTCTGTCATCAAAAACAAGAATAGCATGGAATATGGGTTTTTTCTTTCTACTGTTTGTACTTTATGTAACCAATACACAACGTTTGTATTATTTTAATCGAAAACGCATAACACAAGAAACAAACAATAACATTTTGAAAGGAGAGAAGGTGGTACTATATGCATTACCGGTGTTGTTATTAACTGGAATAGCTGATTATTATATATATAAGACCAATCAATTAGGAAAAAATTTTCGTTTGTATTATTTTTTCTTAGGCAACCCGGTATGTACAAACCTGTAATTGTATCCACATATGTATAAGTATTTGATATGAAATCAAATATTTATTTAAAAATTACAAAAATAAACAAAGTAAAATGCTAAGATGCTAAGATGCTTAATTACTGTAAGCAGGTCCAGCCATGCCAGACATTACGCGAAGCACATTGTAGTTAACGGCATATACACGAACCTTGGCGGTCTTGGTTCCGGATACGGTACCAGAAGAAAGAACAAGCTGAAGAACAGCGTTATCAATTCTGGAGAAATTGCAGCTACCAGAAGGCTGGTGCTCCTCGGGGCGAAGGGCGAAGGAGTATACGTTGATACCAGCATCGGGGGCACGGGTGTGGTGCTGGTAGGGCTGGACAACATCGAAGTAAGAGCCCTCACGCTCAGAGAAGCGGTCCTGTCCGTTAAGCTGAAGCTTGGCGGTGACAACGGGATTCTCACCCCAACAATGCATGTCAAGGGCAGACTCGGCGAGTACAAAGGAACCGGCATCAGAGAGAGTGGAACCGGCGGCGGCAGAAGCCTCCCAGGAAGCCTGGGCGGCGGTGGCATCACCTCCAGCGTTATCCATCTGGAAAAGACCATCAGAGTTGATAACACCGTCGGTACCAGATGTCTGGTCAAGACCACCGAAGGCATGGATGGCATTGGGAAGGGCATCAATGGCGTCAGTGTAATTGAAAGGCTGGGCACCGAGGGTCTTGAAGAGGGTCTCACCTCCCTCAAGAGAAGCGCAGTAGTCTACGTTCTCATCGGGCTGGACAACCCAGACAAGCTCCTTACAGGGGTGGTTGAAGTTGAGCTTAATCTTGTTGGAAGAGGAACCAACAGACTCGTCACCAGTGAACTGAACCTGCTCAATGAGGTACTCATGAGGGTTCTGGGCCATCTTGCGGCGCTCATCGGTGTCAAGGAAGATGTAGTCTACGTAAAGGGAAGCAGCTACGAGAGACTGCTGGTAGGCACTGCTGACAGACTGTGTGGCAGAAGCGGCATCAAGAGCCTTGACGGCCCAGAGGCACTCACCGATAGGGCGGAAATCGATGTTAATCTTAACCTCGTGGTACTGAAGAGCAATAAGAGGAAGAGCGAGTCCAGGGTTGCGGCAGAACCAGAACTGAAGGGGAACATAGAGAGTGGTCTCAGGAAGGGCGTTACGGGGAGCGCACACCTGGGCGGGTCCACCAGAGGCAGCACAGGGTCCAGATACATTAGCGAAACCAGGGTCAGTGATGTAGGTAAGAGCGGTGGTGTTGCCAATCATCTTGTAGTAACCAGACTGCTGCTCCTTGGAGAGGGTAAGCTGGTTCCAGATGTGCATCCAGTCACCGTACTGACGGTCAATGCGCTGACCACCAATCTCGACCTCAACCTGGGCAACGAGCTGCTCACCGATGTAATCCAACCAGCGGGCATATACGGGTCCGGCACTGTTCATTGTCTGGTCAATCTGGGGAAGAGTGACCTGAAGGTATGTGCGGTAGGCAAGGTCGCCGTTTCTGCTGATTGTGCAGGTTACGCGACGGCCGAAATCGGCCTGACCAGAGAAGGTCTGTTCGATGGACTCCATAGCGAAGTTAGTGTGGCGTCTGTAAGACACCTTCCAGAAGGTAATCTCGGGGGTTCCAGTAAGGAAAACGTCTTGGGCGCCATAGGCGACAAGTTGCATAAGTCCTCCAGCCATTTGTCTGTAGTTATACAATAGAAAAAGAAAATAATTTCGGGAAAATACGAATAATAACATTAATTTTCTTACTCATGTTTTTCCTAAATTATTATTTGTATTTACAATGCTGCTATGTATTTGCAGATTTGTATTTATTAAATATAGTACGTTAATAACGTTGTATTTTTTATAACGTTATTAACAAATCTACGTTTATGCAGTAAACTATTTGGCATTTGACATACATTTGAAATTTTCATTTCGAATTTGTCCTGGTTTACACTGTTTTACACATCTATTTGTATTTGGGTTCAATTCCTTTCCTTTGTTCATGCATTCTGTATGTTTATTGACAACTGGCTTTCTTTTTTGTGTTTTCTTAGACTTTTTTACTGATTCTTTCTTCGTGATGCAACGAAATTTATCGTTGCGAATTTTCCCCTCTTTGCATTTGACTACACACTTTTTTGTAATTGGATTATAATCTGGTTTACCGGAAGGACATTCTTTTGCAGAAGAATGAGGTGTAAAAAATGTCGATACTGACAAAGTTGAAGCGGTTTTTATAATTTGTTTGGAAGGACTCGGTTTGAGAGTAGTGTATACAATATGGTCATACAACAACTGATAATATTCTTTGTACAATTCTTTGTAATCTGTTTTACGTTTGAAAAAATCGGGTGTACAGTATTGCTTCATTAATGATTTTGCATCTTTAACGAATTCATCATCATCAAATGTTTTGTCTCTCAAAATAGTTGAAAATGTCTGCCACAACGCCAGCGTCAAACTATAAGTATCCAAACTATTCGCTACGCGCTTCAAAAACTGTGAATGGTTCATATTTTCATTGTATTGAGAACATTTGTCTTTGGTGAAAAATTTTGTATTTGAACAACTTAGTTCTGTTGGAAAATAACTCCATGAAATAGCCATTTTATTCTTATTTTTCTTCGCAGTTTCTATGAATTTGTCGATTCTGGTCATCAATCCAAAATCAATATACTTTGCTTTTCCCGTTTCAATATTGTAAACCATATTCTGCTTTTTGATGTCATGATGTATTATGTTATTATCAACAAAAAATTCTAGTCCTTTCATCAAATTCAATATTGATGTGAAAAACACTGATTTATCATGATTTGATAAATGTGGAAATAGGTTTGATACAAAATGATGTATATCTACTCCTCCGTCATCTAATAGTAGCATGGATATTCCAGAATATTTCTTATATCGTATTTGTTCTCTTACAGGACTTGCATTGCAACCTTTAATCATTTGTCTGAATGCAACATTTTCCTTTGGCTTGCAAACTTCGGGATAAGCCATTGCAAATTCTTCTATTCCTGGCATTTTTTTGAATCTTTTCATCTCTCGTTGTTCATTTATTGCGTCTTTATTGGACATTATTTTGGATACTTTATCCGTATAATCATGGTTTGTATCACATTCTAAACTAGGTTTTACTACACACCCATATGACCCCTGTCCAATTAATTTATTTTCCATTATACATTTACAGTACAATTTTTCTTCGTTAGTCTGTTTTTTCAAAATCAGAAAACAATATATTGGTTGAAAAATTAGAGGATACAAAAGTTTCTAAATAATTTTCTTGAAACACTTCTCTCCTGTTTTCGTGTTTTTTCATGAATACATAAGAATCGTCCGTTTTTTTTACCGACCACCCCTGTTCTAAAGCATTCATTATAAATATCATCTTTTGTACTCTGGGTTTGTCCACCTTTAAATCACTCGGTATATCAATTTCAATTGTCTGGGACATTTATATTATTTTGTTAGATACAGTTTTAGATAGATATACGAATAAATATATATATAGTAAATATATAGATGACTACTATGCATTATCATTCTGCAATTTACAAAATTAATTCTAGTAAACTTCTAGCTACTCGTATTTGTTTTGAAGAATACAATTGTGATATCTTACCTACAGAATTGTCAATTCGAGAATTAGCAACACTTTTGAGCAAAATGCAAAAAACGTGTTTCAAAGATGCCAATTTAGGGAACTCGAATACGAAGCGTTTAGTAGAGTTATTCACAGCTCAACATGATAAAACGGTCATAGTAAGCATCTCCCTCGGTTTTTTATCCCATACGACAAACTATATGGATTTCGTAGACGCCGGGGCAGCAACCGTTCAAAAAAGCACACTAGATATGTTGCCTTATCAACAACCCTGGATTAACGAAGTTTGTCGTGCAAAAATGAGAGAATTGTCTGGTAAATCGCCGGTGTCGATTGTCATGAATATGATTGAAAAGTATGTGGTTACGTATTTAATGAAGACGTCGAAAAAAGTGGACGGACTTTATTTGTATGTGGAAAAAAACCCAGACCACGGTAGTCCAGGATTTTTAATGAACTATTACAAAAGATATGGGTTCTCCATTATGAATATCCAGGACAATGAATATTATTACATGCAGAAATCACTCAAATAAAAAGCGAACATATGATAAAAAGCGAACATATGATAAATATATATATATCTAGTTATATATATATCTTATGGCAGCGTTTACACCAGAACTACAATACAATTTTGACGTAGCATCTGATGATATTCAAACACAAACATGGAACAACGGTTTGAATTTAGAGGATATGGACCATGATGCCGGGAAACCCAAGAATGTTTTTTATCAAACATGTCGTAATTCCCTATTCGACAATGGTATAGATACCATTGAATATCCTAATCTACTATATGTAAAACCGATAGTTATCCCTAAGAATCTGATTACCAATCCTAGGGAAAAGATAATAAAAGAAAAATATTCAATGCGTGACACTGAACCTGCATATAAATTGGGAATGCAGGAGAAATATACACCTGCTTATTATTTTGACCCAGCGACAAGAACCTATCCTGCTGAATTTCCAGATACAGTCAAAAATTTTCATGGCAAAACAGTCAACCTGAAAAAATATGGTTTGAATATCGAGTTATATTTTGAACTTAAGGGTACTAAAATTACAGGATTTACTAAAGGCAACCCAATATTAGAGGATACACCCAATCCATCGATATTAGCAACTACGATTACGATTAAGAATACAGGATTGAAAGACACGTATACAGAATATATACACAAAACGGGGTATACCATGGGAGTTACAACAACTGGTAAACAAATAAAAATTCCAGATGCAAAAAAACAATCTCAGGATGAATACAACCACATTATGTCACAAACATTTATATTGGGAAATGGAGAGAAGGATAACTTTTTCAAAAAGAATGAAGGCATAATAGAAACTGATAGTGATTATAAATATCTATTGTTGCGCGGACAAAGAATGATAGTATACAAATTGTTAGGTGATTTGTTGCATGCTGCATTTGCAACACCGGAGGACTTTGTCTTTACGCTAGATACATATTTGAAAGATAGATGCAGGAAAAACAAAGTTGCCGTTGTTGCAAAAGAGCTGAATATGTTAGATGTTTTGTTTGATAAAAAAACGAAACTATATAAAGTATGGATTGATAAATTATATGATACGGATGGATATGAAATAGACGGAGGAACAAAAGGCAAAAGGAAGAAAGCTCCAGCAAAGGTTCTTTCAAAAACAGGTAGAAAATCGAAGGGTTCAAAAGAATTAACGGGTAAGGAAACTAGACTGAAAGAAGGTCGAGAGGAAGTGAGTCAATTTCTCACGGTAAGAAGTAATAAGGATATAAAATATAAAAAAATATTAGTATCTTCTTTCAATTATCATCCAGCAGATGAGATGATTCCAGATTTTACAGATGAAGTAGATTCAGAACAAATGGGTGGTAGAGAGAAGGAGTATCCTAGCGAAATGATATCTAGACCGGATGGAGTTGAAACCATTCCTAAGTCCGACACAATACCTATTTTCAACAAGGATGTGAATCTTAAAACCGTACCTGAATCCTATCCTAATAATATAGAAATAAAATTTCCGGATTATCAGACATTAGACGGCTTATCTGGAAATTCTATTCCAGCATTCCTAGCATACATAAGAGACAAAATAGAGAATCAACAAAAGTTAAATGAAGATATAATTGATAAAATAAACAAGGATGAGGAAGAGGAGGAATCAGTAGAAGCTGAGGATAAGGACATAGCAACGGAATCTGTTCACAATACAGAAAGAGTATTTTCAGAAGGGGTCGAAAGTGTTGAAACCCAGGTATTGAATTTAATTGATGGCATTACAGACGCATTGAACAATAAAACAGACGTTAGTGAATTACTCAATGACCTTATGGAATTATTGGTAGATGATATGAATATGATTTTTGAAGGAGATTTGGAAATATATTTGATTCGAAGTATCTGTAATGATGATACCAAAGCATTGGATGCATACAATCTATTAGATTCACTCACTAGAGACCACGGATTGTTTGTATATGATTATCGTATGTTGAATGATTTTATCACAAATATTGAAACCATTAAAACTGCCGTTGAAGAATTTGAAAACCAGCCGAGTGAAAATACAGATAATACTGAAAATGTTTTTAGATTCCCCGGTGGTAAAAACAAACGCAAAACGCTAAAAAAACGAAAGAAAACCAAAAATACTTCTTCCAAAAAGGGTAGAAGAACACAACGGCGTCAAATAAAGAAAAAACGGCAAACAAAGAAGGAAAAAAAATCAAAGAACTAACCTATTGGAAAAAAACTAACATAAAAAACATATGATTGTATTATTATCTAGAATCATATGTCAAACAAAAGAGGGCATCATAAATCGTTATCAAATCAAAACTTACGTTCTATTGATATCAAACACAGCGAGTTACTAAATAAATTTGAGAAAATAGAATTGGAGGTAATACCTGCACTATTATCAGAAAAAGAGATTCTCAAAAAATCCGTGTCTACTTTAAATGAGTCTCAACTAGAAGAGTTCATGAAAATAAAAGACCGATTGAACGAAATCAAAAATGAATTGAAAACGTTGAAACAAGAGAAGAAAAAGTATTTGCTAGACAATTCAACCCATGTCTTCGAGTATTTTGAACAGAAACAGCAAATATCCAATGACTCAAATACAATCAATCAAAATACTCAAGTTCTCAATAGCTTTTTCAAAATAAAGGCTACAAACACCGAATCAGAGGATTTGTCGAACGATAAATATATCCAATCGAAAAAGTCGTATTTACAATATTGGTCAAATGTAAACAATGAGATACAACATATTCAATCGTATATCATACCAACGGACATTTGTAATATTTGTAGAAAGGGAGAAATGATAGCACTAGACGAAGAAGGGATTTTGGTTTGTAACAATGACCAATGTGGAAAATTCATTTCCTATATCATTGACAGTTCAAAACCGACTAACAAAGAGCCACCGAATGAGGTTTCTTATACCGCCTACATTCGACTGAACCATTTCAAAGAAATATTATCACAATTCCAGGCAAAGGAAACTACGCAAATACCCGACGAAGTCATCCAGGATATACGAGACAGAATAAAGAAAGAGCGAATAGCCGACATGTCCCAAATTAATTATGACAAAATGAGAGAAATATTACGGAAACTAGGATATAATAAATATTTTGAGCACATTCAATACATCAATTCGATGTTTGGTATCAAACCGCCTGTAATGAATGAGGAATTACACGAAACTCTCTGCGTATTGTTCATAGAAATTCAAAAACCATGGGCGGTCCACTGTCCGCCGAATAGGACGAATTTCTTTAACTATACGTATACTTTGTACCAATTATGTGTATTACTGGACCAGACACAATATTTGCCTTATATCCCGATGATGAAAGACCGGGAAAAACAATTAGAACAAGACATGATATGGAAAAAAGTATGCAATGATTTGGACTGGGAATACTTTCCTACCGTATAATTGAACATATCTGATTCAAAATAATTTAGTAATTGTTTTGAATGACATTGCATTCAAAATGCAAATTATTTTTGATGTCATAATGTAAATGAATTTATTAGATATCAGCCATAATATAACGGTTGATGTTGATGTTGATTATAGTGTATCACCATATACGCCATTAAGTATAGAAATAAACAGTCAGCCAGACGACGATGATAGTAAGAGACATGATATATCTGGTAATAAAACAATGCAAAATGATATTATGCCAACACGTCTAGCCCTTCCAGTTCAAACAACCACTTACAATATACCAAAAAATGCCTATAAATATTCAATGGAATCGATAGCTATTCAAAACAGTGATGGTTTTACCGGGAAGAATGCATTTACAAGAAGGTCCATATATGATTCAGACACAGAATCAGATACAGAGACGAAGAACGAAAGATGGAATCAGTTGAAAAAAAAGACTGAGAGTGATGTATTTGATAAAAATAACGAAATCGGATTAGATAGGTTTCT